CCCTATGGCCCCCTTGGATTTGTCCCACTCGCACATGCCTGTGAGAATCACTGGCTTTTTCACTGGTTCCCACCGCGGGTCGAGATTATCGTCCTCGTGAAGTGTTTGTAGAATGAGACTGTACCGGTGACGCACTTCAGTCATAAGATTTGGGTGTCTATTCGTGGAGACGATGATGATGATGAGCGCCAGGCCGATGGCCCAGACGACCCACACGTCCATACTATTATTAGTCTATGAATTTTTTCTGAACACGAATGTTGAGTAAAGATCTGAGACGTGCCAGTTTGGCGCTGGTATCATTGGTTCCCAAGTGATTCGTGTGAATCCCCGGGCCGTGAGTTCGTCTGTGATAAGCGCAGCGTCGAGCAACGGCTCACTTTTCGGTCCGTCTGCGTAGAAGGGACCGTCTGTGAGACTCACCCATAGGCGATCTCCACGGATCTCTAATGTATTTCCGAGAGGATCCGTGAACACCCCGCCATTCGTGAGTAGTTCCGCCCGGGCGCGTTCGGGTGTGATTCCGATGAGAAGCCCACCCGGCTTGATGGCCACCTGGATCGCATCAAGAGATTCTTTAAAATTTTCAAAAATATAATGCAAAGAAAAATTGTAACATACAACGTCGAACGGTCCGGATGACGCGGCGTGTCGGATGTCTCCCGGGTCCATGAATTTTACATTTAGGCCAATTTCAGCGGCTCTCTTTCGCGCCTCTGTGAGTGAATCCGCATCTGGATCTATTGCAGTCACCCTGATTCCTTGTACCGCTTTCCATTTCCACCAATCGCCGCCTCGCCCGCACCCGCAGTCGAGTACGGACGACCGGGGTCCGACCCACTTCATGATGAGTGAGCGCTTGCGATCATTGTGCAATTTGCGGAGAGAATCCATATACTTAAAAAGATGGCGTCTAGATTCTATAAATGGGTTCACTCGAGAGCGACTACCTCACGGTCCCAGGACAGGTTTTCGCGTGTGTGTCTTTTGTTGGTCCGGATCTTCCTCAGAAAAATGAGAAACTAGGTATGAAGATTCGCGGATGTTTCTCGACCCGTGACGAGGCGGCGACTCACGCCAAGCGTCTGCAGGGTGAGGATGCCCTCGTCGACATTTACGTCGTCGACATGTACAAGTGGCTTCTGATCCCCCCCGATCGTGACAAGGTTGAGGACACTCACTACGCCAACGAGAAGCTCGAGGAGATTATGTCCAAGTACCGCCAGAACCAGGCTGCTGCTGCTGCGATGTTTGACAAGCGCAAGCGTGACATGTTGGCCAAGCCGATTGAGGGATCTGACACTCCTTACATTCAGCCGGGTGACGAGAACTCGCGGTTTTACACCAAGCCCGACGTCCCCCCCATTCCGCACCCCGCAGAGGTTCTGGAGCGTCTACAGGCCGAGTTCCCCGACAAGGCGATTGAGGAGCTTGTGAAGATGGCGGACGCCGAGGTTTCCGCGGAGATTGCTAAGCGGTCCGCCGAGAACCCCATGCAGGTGGAGTTTGTGGATGGTGAGGGTAACGTGGTACCACAGTAAATTAATATTCATATAATTTAATAGATGGCGGTGATTTTCACCGTGATCGCTCTCCTAATAGTCCTTTGGCTTATTGCAAGGGCCTATGAGGTTATCCCTATGTTGCGTCTTCCATCGTGGGATTCTAGCGGACCGCGCCCGCCATTTTACGACGCTGAATTCTTAAAGGAAATGGATAGCCAGCGCCGCGAGGGTGCGTGGGTCGGATTCCTTCAAGAGGATGTGTACGCCAAGAAAACTGGCCCCCTTGGTGAGTTTGTCGGTAATGATTCCATGAGCGGAAACGCGTCTTTATATTTTATCACTGCCTAAGCGGTCTGTACAACAATCGGGCGCATAGACACGATGATGACTCCGAGAGCGATCCCGATTGCAAGGACGGCAACTGGATTTTGAATAAGTTCTTCAAATTTACTTTTTGGCGGTGCGTACTGGACCCACTGTTGGTCGCTTTGGTGCTCGTGGATCGGGCTTGGCTCGCTCGGCATCGGCTCCATTATCATCATCGTCACTCTCGCTTTTATCTTCTACGATAAAGTCCTCCATATCAGAGTCTGAATCTTCAACGAGTTCCGAATCACTGTACTCGACGCCAGATTCCACGTCAGACTCGTCGTCGTCGTACTCGTCGGACGCGTAGTCATCCTCGACGCGCTCGACGGGCTCGTAACGCACTGGGGGCTTTGTGACGCGGCCTGAACGCGTGCGCGGAGGTTCACTGGCCGTGGGATCTGGGATCGGGGAATCCACTGCCGACGGGAGCGCCTGTCCGGTAGTCATCTATTGATTGCAATGGGATTGTATCGTTTAAGTACTTTGGTCTAAATTGAATCCCCTTTGAAATCGCCAACTGATTTGCGATCGTCTCGCCTTCATAGCCTAGACGATCAGAAATCTCGTTAATCTTCTCCGTATAGTTGGTGTTCATGAGTCCCAGATTTCTCAAGTGTTCGATGGCTCCGTAGAGGCTGGAGGCCCGGCTCGAGTCTGCATCAAACGCCCTCAATTCATCCAGGAACCCCTTCCACTCCTGTGGATCTAGACCCGAATACGGGTGCGCCTCCAGTTCGAAACTCCTGAAACGCCCCACCCCAGGTCTTGGGAAGAAGATCAATAACACTGTGACGAGTAGGACTAACCACACGAGGAGCTTCATTACTAATAGAAGGGGGGAGAATATGTTCACGTCCGGAAAACTCGGCGCAATCTTCGTCAAGGCACATCTGTTTAATAGTCCCGCCCTTCATGTAAAACCACACGTGATTCGAGCGATGCTCACCCTTGACGCGTTCACAGTACCGCGAGTCGGTTTCCACGCACAGGCCCACACCCTTTGTCTTGCGAACCGCCTTGACGCACGCGCCACCCTGCCCCTCGAGGTTTGCCCGGATAAACTCCTCGAGGCGCGAGCTGCACGGGATGATGCATCCGGGTGACGATACGACGCGTCGCATCTTTGGAGCCGCAGCGGGTGCGCCAATGACACGCACGGCAAAGAGAGTGAGCGCTTCGAGGGACGGTGCTGTAAAAAGAGGCTTGCGGTCTGGGACGGATATCCACGGCGTGTAGGGATCCCCTTCCGGTTTTTTATGAGACCACAGGCACCGGAGTCCCGAACCGCCATACACGCTTGAATCTATAATCTGTGACCATTCATCGCCATCAAGATCGAGAAGAATTCGGGTGCGAAGCGCCATGGCTTCTTGGCGCGTGACGCACAGATCCGGCCAGTGCAGGTGAAACCCGGATTTCACGATTCCATCCTTGAGTTGGCGAGGGGGGGCCCGGGCGACGAAACACTTGCCACTCTTTACTGATTCATATATCCTACTACACAAATCAATGGCGTCTTCATCTTCAAGCGCTCTCTCCGCCTTGAAGTCAATATCAACAAAAAATTTAAAAATTTCAGTTTTTTGTTCAACGACATATAGTTTCGCACCCCGTGCAATGTCGAGGAGATATGTTCGGTAGAAATCGTTGATATCTGTATCGGGTACATGAAGTTGACCCCCGTCCATGAGAACATGAGTCGGCTGTTCGGTACCCTTTCGCGTCCATTTTTTGATGGACATGGTATCAAAGCGTTCCTAATCTCTATCAACACCAAAAACTGACTCAAAAAGAGACTGAATGAGGGGTTTGAAGGGCTCTTCTGGGGCCGGGGCCGGGGCCGGGACCGGAGGCGGCTCCTCCTCCTCCTCCTCTAGAATCTTTTCGATTTCGTGGTGCATCTTCATGACGGTCATGGTACGGGCAAGCGTCTCGGGGTCTGACCCATCCTTTCTCAGGTCGGCGAGGCGCTTGGCAATGGCAATCTTTGACTGCGTCATTTCTAAATTTTAAGAATTTTTTAAAAAAACTTCAAGGGCGCAGGAAGAACGTCTGCTTCTCGGGCGCCTCGAGCACCTGGTGGAATGCTGGATTTTTAAGAACATGAGTTCTTATCATCTCCCATAAATCCCGTCGACCTGAAATTCCATCGAGTGTATCAAATTCACAAAAATCATTTTCATCATAGTTTTTCCGGAACGGCACCTCACGTCCTTCCATTTTGTACTTTTCTTCATTAAAACGTTTGACTATATGATTTTGTTCTCCATTTGTGATTGGCATCTCAAACACGTACACGTGGTACACGTTATTAACACCCTCTGAATCTCTGAAGGAAAAACTGAAATAGGAGTAGCTTCCCTTTTTCAGATTTATGATCCCACGGGTTTCCTCTTCGAGTTCGCGAATTGCGCATCTGAGAGGATTGAGAATTTCCCTGCGTCGGCACCCACCGGTGACGAACGTCCATTCCTTGTACCGTCGATCATGAACGAGTAAAAACTTTGGGGGACCTCCTTCACATTCCCTTGTTACGGGAACTGCTATACTCTTGTGGCGCTCCATCGGATCCATGATCCGTCTCTACTCTCTCCTGATCAAAATAATTCGCAAGGTTTCGCGTGCTCGGATCATAGCTAATCAAAAACACAAGGCCGATGAGAAGCACCCATGGCCATAATTGGCCCATCTATTAGTAACCGTCGAAGAAAAGATGTTCGACTGAAAGTTCACGCTCTGGTTCAGTCTCAAACCAGTGAGTTATTCTCTCCCTGAGAATATCAAGTCTTTTGGCCCAAGGTCTGCCATCATCGATGAGCTTATTTTCTTTTGTCCAACACCCCCTATGCTTCGTATATGCATCGGGGTTAAACCTGATCATGACCATCGGTCTGCACCCTAACCCCTGAAATATGCTCATTAGCCTTTTGTTGTCACACGATGTGTCATATGATTTGTGTTGGTTCTCGTCAATCTCTATAACAATTATATGAGACCCTCGATCTAATACAAAGTCTGGTCTATATGCGTGACACTCAACTCGTCTGTCGTGCGTGATGTCGCATTCCGGGAATGTCTTTTTGAGAAATTCATATACGGCCATCTCACGGGTCTTGAATCGCCTGGAGGTGGGGGCGTCCGGGATCATATACACCGAACAACGCGCGCAGTATCCTTGTTTGTTTCCTGTTAAAATTATGTCACACATAGGTGTTTTACACCGTGGGTTCCTAACGTCAATCATTTCTGGACTTTTATGCTCTCTACAGTACATACCCGTATTGGAACCTGGCAAACCGAAAACAGGAACCGTGAAACACCCATCGTGTCGACATTTTGCCGTTTTGACGTTCATCATACCGGCCTGTTTATGTTTTAGACAAAATAAACCCTTTTTATTAGGCCACGTGTTATATATAGCCCGGCGTCCACATCCATCGTGATTACACTTGTCGCACAATACGTCAATCATCCCTTCAAGTGTGTGTTCTTTGCAAAAACGTGCTCTTGTTTCTCCACCTGTGTTAAATGTTGGTTTCTTCGTGCACCCTTCGTGTTCACATGGGCGCTCACGCAAGTTCAACATGCCGTTGAGGCGATGGGTCGCACAAAATCTCCCGAATAAATCTTCACGAAAATTGAAACATGGCTGCGTCATGCAATTCTCATGCTCACATTTCAGACTCTTTACATTCACCATTCCAGGTTCTTTATGATATGCACAAAGCACACCACGTTTATTACCTGGGATGTTGAAAAATGGGCGCGTGTCACAATGAGCGCATCTCGGGTGATTATCGTCCGGCTTCCTGAGCCGCCGAGTCTTCAAGCGGCACTTGAGACACACTGTACACGTGCGTCCAAATTTATCAAAAAATTGGCCGAGCTCCTGGGGTCCGCGAGAACATGAACTGCATCTCTTGGTCTCCATTTTATAGTATGGGTACTGTTCTTTATGCAAGAAAAAAATCTAATTCGCGTACATAACGCTCGCCATCCCCTTCTGGATGCGCAGAACGTTGTAGTTGACTGCGTACAGGTACGGCTGAGAGACGGCCGCATTTGCGAGAGCGCCCAGACCGCCGGTCAGCTCCACGGGCGTAATCAGGCGGTACGTGTCAATACGTGAGAAGTTGAGGGTGCCCGTAGGCTGCAGCTTGGTGGTGTCCAGGCAGTACGGGATAATTGCAATGTTCGCAAGACCAGAGCCCGCCACGTAGCCGTACTGCGTGTGGTAATACTGGGCAATGTCGACGTATGCGGGCAGGTGGCGAGACTCGGAGACGTCCACTCCGTTAATCTGCACCTTGAGCTGAAGTTTGGCGGCGGCGGCAGAGCCCGCGCCTCTGGTACCGTAGGTCGTGCCGTAGCTGGCAGCCTGGAATGCGATGAACTTGATCGGGTGGGCCAGTGCGAGCTCCTGCACAGGCTGGCTGGAAATGGGAATGCGCTGCACCTGCGTGATGAGCATGTCGTGTGCATTCTTGGAGAAGAACTCGCGCTCAGCCTGGTCGAGGTACACGAAATTGACCCACGCGTTGTACTGAATACCAGAGTAATTCGCCCCGGCCGCTGCGGCGTTCGTACCCACGGTGGACGCGCTTAGGTTCTGAGACCACGTGATGCGCAGCTCGACATCATGGTACTGCAGAGCCACGAGGGGTAGAGCCGCGGCCCAATCCTTGCAGAAGAAGAATTTGAGAGGGTAAAAAGTGGAAAGAGCATTCGAGGGGTTGGTGGCGGACACGGTGCCGTTGTTGAGGTACCGCTGGTTATACGTCTGGGAACCGGTGACCGGCTCAATATCCGTGCTGTACGCCAGGTCCTGCGTGTCAATAACCTGGCCGCCGATGAGCAACTCAACCTTATCGATGACGTTTGACCATTCCATATTCACCACGGCCGCGGCGTTCGAGTCACGGGCCGAGAAATATACGTAGCTCATAAGGTCGCCCTTCTTCTCGATGCGGATCGTAGAGACGGAGCCGCCCGTGGGCTGACCCTGAATCAACTGGCGCTCGTTGGTCGCGGCGTAATGAGTGTAGCGCTTGTAGTTTGAGCGGTAAAATGAAACTTCCGGCTTACCAGTCAACCAAGTGTCCTGGGCGCCAATCGAGACGAGCTGAACAATGCCTCCGCTCATTTTACTATCTGATCGAGGTTTTTTTTACCGAGGCTGGCGCAGTCAGACTTTAGACGACCGCCAGGGATGGGACGGCGATCGGATTATTATTCAGCTGATTACGAGCAACATTCAGGTTTGCAGGATCGGCCAGGGGGTTCATTTGAGACTTGAACTGGTTCAGTTTCCAGTAATCTGCTGGTTTGTAATTCTGGAACCGCCCGCCATTCATGTGAGGCAGAGGCACTGGAACCGACTCGGCGCGCAGGTTGGTCATAGTGCCTACGGCCCCCTGGGGATCTGCACGAACATTCATGCGTCCTGCATTTGCGGCACGATCCGGATTTACACGATTTCCGGTAGAGTGGGGCAACTGGCGGTCGGTCAGGTTGTTGTACGGCAGATACACACCCCACTGAGCCGGGCCGTATTCCAGCGTGTCCCCGCGGCTGCCAGTTTCTTGACGGTTCGTCGTCTTGCGCGTCTTGATGTTGTCTGGGCGCCCCTCGTGTGCGATCAACCGCCCACCTTGACCTTGGCCTTGCGTCTGGGCAGGTGCGCGCGTCCACGTTTTCGTATCCTTGGCCTGGTGCGTGATTGCACCGTTGATGAGTTGGCCTGGACCGATCGTCGTTCCGCCCTGCTTGACGAATGCGTCGGTCGGGCCTTTACCACCCGGAAGAGTCACGAGCTTCTCCTCATTCACGTTATTCGGCAATACTCTGAAATATTGCTGGAATCCACCGAGGGCGGGCACCTTCGAGTCTACACCGAGACCTGGACCCACATTCACTCTCTCAATTGGCTGAAGATTATTCATTTTGTTTGTAACATTCTGGCGATTGTACAGATCATAAACGGGTTGGCCGAATGGGAAACGATTGGCCTGCGGATTAATGTCGCCAAATGGAGCCACCTCACGCTTGGCGCCCACCTCGAAACCCTGGAAAGACCGCCCGTCGTTGCGACGAACCTGCATCTGTGCATCCTGTTGTGCGAAATTTCCATCCGACTGGATGAGATCCCCGCGCGTAATTTGATGAGGGGGTTTGGCTGGAATAGTGGTTGCCGGCGAGCTGAAACGCTGACCGGCAAACACAAGACCGACCACGGCTGCTAGAGCCAGTGGATCCATATTACTTTTAGTTTAGTTTTATTTTCAGCCGACGTATTGACGCTGGCCCGGGCCGGACATTGCGGACCACGGGGCGCCGTTCGGGTTGCCAACGGCGACGCTCGGATTGCGCTGATCGAACCGGTTGTTCTGATCGTTGCTGTACGTGCTCACTGGGTTCCAGGTCAGAACTGGAAAGGGATCGCTAATGTAGAGATTCGGGAAATCGTAAGCGCGCTCGTTGTAATAACGATTCCAGCGGTTGGTCGGCTGCGCGCGCAGGGCATCATCGACGCGCACGACGTCATCCAGAAGGATCGTTGCAGGGCCTTGCCAGATATTCTCCTGGAGCGTGAGATTGTCCGTCTGCAGAGTTCTGCCCATATTACTCTTGGCTTAGAAAATTACCGGCCGTTACCTGCCCGCATTTGTGTCTGCTCTGGGAAATGGAACCGATCCGACTCGGCGTCGCACGTGCCTGATCCATCCTTGCAAAATGGCCCGAATTTCGGACCGTATGAAGCTTCCGCGAACGCCGTCTGGTCGTTCGGTATGGTGGTGCTCGGGGCCGTGTAAAAGTTGCGCTCCGCGTCGCGCTTTCTCTCAAAGGGGTGAATAAACTCCCAGGCCTGTGAAACCTCCTGCTTGACGCTTGGGTACCACGCGGCCGCTGGACGGTCCGGGCGGTCCGTGTAATCCGTGTAAAGCACGTTGCCCATGGGATTGTCCACGGTGGGCATCGTAACGGTGTCCCGGCCAAACCACGGCGCACGCCCGTCACCAAATGTCGGGCGCAATTTGCCGTCCGGTATCATGTTTGACGTGAATAGGAAATAAAGAACGGCGAGGACGAGGATGCCAAGGGCCAGAATTCGTGCATCGCGCTTGATCAGGTACAGAATGCACATGGCGTAGACGATAAAGCGGGTCGTGGCTGCCACACGGTCCTTTGAAGACTGCATGGCGGTCGGCCAAAACTCAAGGAGCTTGTCGGATCTGAAGACTTCGCGTGGATCCATCTCTACTTGGTGCTTTCATTTTTTTACAGAAGAGGCCGCGGACCCCCTGGCTTCTTTTCGACGCGACGGCGAACCTGACGCTGACCGGGACGGGGCGCGCGCCCGCCAAGCATGGATGCGAGGGGATTTCCGCCACCCATGAGAGCCGCAAACGGGTTATCACCGCCCGCGCCGCCGAGAAGACCAGACATCATGCCCTGAATGGCGCTCGGGTCAAACGCCCCGCTCTCTGCACACTTTTTGGCAGCGTTCTCAATCGCCTCGAGCGTCTCGGGCGGGAACATCGTCAGGGTCACACCGAGAATGTGGAGCGTCTGAAGGTACTGCCAGATGGCCGCCTTGGTCGTCTCACTCGTGTCGGGGGTCCAAATCTTGTGCAGATTAATATCATTTAGAAATTCAATATCTTTCGCATTTTCCAGAAAAAATGACTCATCCTTTGCCATGAGCTTTGACGAGTGAGGGGAGATGGAACGCATAAACCCATCGAGAATCGAGCGAGGGATGGTGGTCCGAGCCACCTCAAATGTCGCCTGATACTTTTGGATAGTCAGCTCCTCTGGTAATGTGAGGACGAGCTCGTTCAGAAACTGCGCCATCATGTCATTGAAGGCGTCGAGCGAACTCATTATATAAGAAACTCTTTAATTTTTTAAGTACTAGAAAGGTTCTAGACTCACCGATTCACGG